ATGGCTCGACACAAGCTCACTGACTCAAAAATCAGGACTCTAACCGTCGCGGGCATCTACGGAGACGGCGACGGGCTCTATCTTCGCGTCCAGCCAACCGGCCGGCGATCGTGGGTTTTCATCTGGAAGCGCTTCGGCGCCCGGCGCGAAATCGGGCTCGGCTCCTATGACGCCGGGACGCGGCGCGTCACGCTCGCCACGGCCCGCGCCAAGGCGGACGAGGCCCGCGAGATTGTCGGCGCCGGCGGCGATCCGAAGACGGATATGGCCGAGCGCAAGGCGGCCGTCGCCGTAGTCACCTTCGGCAAGGTGGCGGACGAATACATCGAGACCATGAAATCGAAATGGCGGGGCAGGGCGACGCTCGCCGGCTGGCAGCGCTTCGCCACGAGCTACGCCAATTCGATCCGAAAGATTCCCGTCGATAAGCTCACGACCGAGGACGTGGTTCGAGTCCTTCGCCCTCTCTGGCATGAAAAAATCGAGACGGCGACGAAGGTGCGCGAGCGCATGAAGATCGTTCTCGACCACGCCAAGGCGCGCGGCCTGCGCAGCGGCGATAATCCGGCCGAATGGCGCGGCCATCTCGACCAAATCTTACCAACCCATTCGAAGCTCTCGCGCGGTCATCATGCGGCTATGCCGTATTCTGACGTGGCGGCCTTCCTGGTGAGTCTTCGTGCGATCGGCGGGGTAGGGGCGAAGGCGCTGGAATTCACGATCTTGACGGCCGTGCGCAGCGGCGAGGCGCGCGGCGCGACCTGGGCGGAAATCGATCTCGAGGCGAAGGTCTGGACGATCCCGCCCGAGCGGATGAAATCGGAGAAGGAGCATCGCGTCCCGCTCTCCGATCGTGCCGTGACGATCCTGCGCGAAATGGAGGCCGTCGCTGTCAATGCTCTGGTCTTTCCGGGCCAGCGCGATAAGCGTCCACTGTCCGACATGACGCTCTCCAAGGCGCTCGAGACGGCCGGCGCCGGCGAATACACCGTGCATGGTTTCCGATCGAGCTTCCGCGACTGGGCGGCCGAGGAAACGAATTTTCAACGCGAGGTCGCCGAGGCGGCGCTCAGCCATGCCGTTGGCGACGCGGTGGAGCGCGCATATCGACGCGGCGATGCGCTGGAGAAGCGGCGGCGGCTCATGGCCGCATGGGCGAGCTATTGCGCGACCGTCCGGCCGGCAAATGTGGTCGCGATCGCGAGGGCCAGCTGATGAACAACGAGAACGACGACGATCTACTGTTCAAGCGCTTCGATATGAACGATCCGACGACGTGGGAATTGGACGGGCCCTCGGCTTGGGCACTTTCGCTCATACGGCTTGCCAAGGGCGAACCGGCCGAATTCGTGAAGCGCCTTCGCGCTGGCGTAGCTCCCCCGGAATTCATCCTGCGGGAGCTTGCCGATCTGATCGACACCGATAGCCCCGGTCATGAAGGTGTTCGGCTCGTATTCAAATCAGAAAAGACGAAGACACAGCGCGATGCGGATAAACGATACCCCACGTATTTTTATGAAACGATGCGCCTCGTCTCGAATGGAGCGAAAGTCAGAGATGCATGGGAAATCGTCGCAAAAAAATATCTAATCTCAATCAAGCCCGTGAGTGAGGCTTGGAATGCGTTTAAGCACTTGGATGGACCCATCCTTCGAAATCACTTCAAGGATAGAGGACTTTAGTAACCCGTTCGTGGCTCGTTCGGGTGACGTGACCAACGCGTCGTTATGCTCATAGTTGGCAACCATTCCAACCCAGTGAGGAATGGCAATGCCGAATATCGATATCCCGACTCTTATCTCGCTCAATGACGCGTGCGAGCTGACGAGCTTGTCCCGCACAGCGATTAATCGTTATCGGGCCGAGGGTCGCTTCCCGCAGCCTGTTCCGGTCGGATTCCGGCGGATCGCCTTCGTCCGCAGCGAGGTTATCGGCTGGATCGCCGGTCGCATCGCCGAGCGCGACGCCAAGGCGGTCAAGCGGGACGCTGCGTAATGGGCGCCCGCAGCGAGAAGCTCGACGCCGCGCGCCGCGCCCTGGCGGCGGCCGAAGAGCGCCAGAACACGCGGGTCCCCAGCCGCGCGGCGCTGGCCCGGAAATGGCCGAGGCTTCGGGTCAATCGTATGTCCTGGGCTTGGATCGACGAGGCGAGTGGGGAGCGTGGTTACACTCAGGCGAGCCTGCTCGAGTATCTGCGCAAAGAGGCCCGGCCGAATGGCGAAACATGATCGCACGGGCCGGAGCAAGAGCGAGGGGCGGTTTGCCGCCCTTCCGCTCTCGATCGCCGAGACGCCGGCTTGGCGCGATCTATCGGGCGTCGCAGCGAAGGCATTTATCGACATTGTGCTGCGCTACGACGGCTGCAACAACGGCAAGATCGTCGTGCCGACGCGCGATCTCGCCAAACGCATCGGCATAAGCCATGCGACGGCCGCGCGTGCAATCCTCGAGTTGGAGAACGCCGGCTTCGTCCGTCTCATGAAGGCGTCGAGCTACAGCATGAAGCGCACGGCCGCAGAATATCGACTGACACATCGCCGCAATGACGTGACGGGCGAGGCTCCGACAAACGAGTTCAAGCGTCCCCGCGTCGTCGACAACGTGGTCGCGCTTCCCCAAAAAAAAGACGCAGGAGCGGCCGGCTCATAGTCTCACTGGTGAGACACATAGTTTCACCTGTGAGACAGCATAGTCTCACCAGTGAGACTATCGAACGTCTATAGTCTCACTGGTGAGACTGTAAGGCCCCTTTTGGCTACTCCCATAGTCTCACTGGTGAGACACATCTAATATACCAGTAGGGGGCGCAGCCGATCCGATCCGAAATCAGTTGCTCGACCGTCAAAAACCGCGGGCGGCCCGAAATCGCCCCGAACGCCATTGACGCCCCGTCGCAGGGCTCCAATCGCAAATGTCGAAATTCACGTGTTGCCTTATGGCAACGACTGGCGCGTGGCCGACGCTGGCCGACGCAGTGGCGTTCCACCGTGGAACGCTACTCCGTGGCCGACCATCGCCCCGCCGTGGGGCGTTGCATCCGCCGCTGCATCCAAGCCTGTGGACGTTCTCGCCACGATGGCGAAAACCCCGTCACTGCGCCCGTCACTGCGCCCGCGTCCGCAGTAGGTGCGGACATGTCCGCAGCGCGTCCGCCTTAGCAACCATCGCTAAACCCATGACTCGACACGCTCGAGCGTTGTTCACAAACTCTTGAACTGCGTTCGTGAACGTGATTCAACGGGTCACGCGATGGTCCCAATGCCCGGAAATCGGTTTGGGGGCGCTAACCGGCAGGAGCCTTTCCAACAATCTCTCCCGAGGGCAATCCGATGACGCCGGCCGAGTCCGCCTGCCGCTTTATCGAGAGCTTGCGAGTCCCCGAGGGGGCCCTCGCCGGGCAAAAGATCAAGCTCGCCGATTTTCAGCGCGAGTTCATCGTCGGGGCCCTGGTGCCCGGCATTTCGATAGCGGCGTTGAGCGTCGGACGCGGGGCCGGCAAGACGACGCTCGGCGCGAGCCTGTGTCTCGCGGCGCTTCTCGGAAAGATCGACAAGCAGCCCCGGCGAGAGATCGTCGTCGGCGCGAAGACGAGAGACCAGGGCGCTATCGCATGGCGGCTGATCGAGGGGCTGGCGTCGTCTCTTCCCCTGAAGGAACGGAAGCTCCTCACCTTCGTTCGCGCGCCTCGGCTGCAAATCCGCTATGAGGGCGACGGCGGCGGCCACGTCCTGAATGTGCTCGCGAGCGACGCCCGCAATGCCTTGGGCCTCTCGCCCGTCTTCGCCCTGCTGGACGAGCGCGGACACTGGCTCGACGAGCGGGGCGATGCGCTCGAGGCCGCAGTCACGTCGGCGGCCGGCAAGCGCCAAGGGCGCGTGTTGGTGATCTCGACGAGCGCCGCGACGGACAGCCATGCGTTCTCCAAATTGCTCGACGAGCCGGGCGAGGGTGTCTTCGTTCGCGAATATCGGGCGCCCGACGATCTCGCCCCCGACGATCTGGACGCAATCCGGGCGGCGAATCCGGGCGCCGTGGAGGGCATCGGAAGCTCGGTTGAGTGGTTGCAGGCGGCCGCGCGACGGGCGCTCGCTCGAGGTGGCAGCGCGCTCTCGTCATTTCGCCTGTTTCACCTGAATCAGCGCGTCAGCCACGAATCCCGCGCGGTCCTGATATCCGTCGATCGCTGGCAGGCGTGCGAGGTCCCCGAATTGCCGCCGCGGCAAGGGCCTCTCACGTGCGGAATCGATCTCGGCGGATCGTCGTCTATGAGCGCCTGGGCGAATTTCTGGCACGAGACCGGACGGCTCGAGGTCTATGGCGCGTTCCCGTCGGCGCCGAATTTATTGGACCGCGGGCGCAGCGACGGCGTCGGCGATCGGTATCAGCAAATGTTCGAGGTCGGCGCGCTCCTCATGCTCGGACAGCAAGTCGTCGACGTTCCTGCATTCGTCTCTGCGATGGTGGCGAAGCTCGGCGGCTATCCGATTCATTCGCTTTGCTGCGATCGTTTCCGACAGAGTGAATTTCTCGAAGCACTCACGAAAACGGGATTGCAGCTCGTTCCGACATGGCGCGGACAGGGATGGAAGGAATCGGCTGAAGACGTGGAGCGTTTTCGTCAGTTCGCGTTCGAGCGGCGAATCAAAGCCGAGAGAAGCTTGCTCTTGCGCAGCGCGCTCGGAGATTGCGTCACGCTCATCGATCCGACCGGCGCGGCGAAGATCGCGAAAGGACGCTCGACGGCCCGCGTCGACGCAGCGACTGCGACCGTGATGGCAGTAGGAGAAGGATCACGCATCGCCGGGCGCGTGCGAAAAGCCGCGAGGCCAGCCCTATGGGTGTAGCAGGCCGCTCAATCTATTCGTCGAAGCGCTGGGAGCGCGCGCGCTTTCTCACGAAGCGCCGCGACGGCTTCAAGTGCGCTCAGTGCGGCTCGCGTGAACGGCTCGAGGTGCATCACCTGCGACCCGTGCGCGAGCGCCCGGACCTCGCCTTCGATCTCGTCAATCTGAAAACGCTCTGCCGCGCCTGTCACGCGGCCGAGACTGACAAGGAATTGGGGCGCGCCCCGAACCAAGCGCAGAGCGCCTGGAAATCCGCCGTCGCCGAGCTGGCGCGGCCTCAAAGGAAGGATCGGTGATGTTGGAATCCGTGAAAATCTCCCGCCGTCAGTCGGAAATCCGGCAGGCTCTCGCCGGGCTTGTCGGAAAGGAAAATCCCACCGAAGACGAGACGCGCTCGATGGCCGCTCTCGACGCGGAATATCGCGCAAACGAGACGCGCTTCCGAGCTGCGCTGATCGCCGAGGATACCGAGCGCCGCGAGGCGAAGGACGATCTCGAGACGCGCGGCTCGAACGAATGGAACGAGCTCGTCGGCCGCTTCGAAATGCGGCAGGTCGCGCTCTTTCTCGACGAAGGCCGCGTGCTGAATGGCCCGACGGCGGAAATCGTGTCCGAGCTGCGCAACCGCGGCGGCTACAGGGGCGTTCCGATTCCCTGGGGCGCGCTCGAGGTGCGAGCCGGCGAGACGCTCGCGAGCGGCGTCGTCAAGCCCGTCACGCACGCGCCGATCATCGATCGTCTCTTCGCGCCGTCCGTCGCCGCGCGCATGGGCGCCGCCTTCATTTCGATCGACTCGGGCGAGCTCGACTATCCGGTGACGACGAGCGGCGTCGTGGCGACGTGGTCTTCCTCAGAGCTGGGCGCGGTCGGCGGCCCGACTGCCTATTCGACCACGGACAAACCGCTCACGCCCGCCAATACGCTCGGCGTGCAAATGAAGATCACCAGAAAAGCGATGAAGCAGAGCGGCGACGCGCTCGAGCAGGCCGTGCGGCGCGACATGAACGGCGCGATCGGGCAGGCGATGGACAAGGCCGTTTTCCTCGGCGCGGGCGCGTCCGGCGAGCCGGCGGGCGTGCTGGTCGGCTCGTATGGAATCACCTCGACGAGCATCGCCGCCGCAGCGTCGTGGGGAGCGTTCCGCTCGGCCGTCGTGCGCTTCCTCAATGCGAATGCGGCGGCCGGCCCGGGCGATGTCGTGGCGCTGATCCGGCCCGAAGTGTGGGACAAGCTCGATGCGTTGCTGGCGTCCGACGCCGGTCCCAAGTTCGAATATGACCGGATGAAGGAGAACCTCGGCGGCATCGTCATGAGCAGCAATGCGCTCGCCGCGCCGACCGGCTCGCCGCTCGCGACGACGGCGCTCTTGACCACGAAGGCCGGCGGGGTGGCGCCGATTTTCGTCGGCGCTTGGGGCGCGATCGATCTCATTCGTGACGTGTTTTCCGACGCTGCGTCCGGCGGCCTGCGTCTCACGGCGCTGGCGACGATGGACGTGACGGTTTCGCGCCCCTCGCAGCTTCAAATTCTGACGAATATTCAATGAGAAAATGGCGCCCAGCTTTCTAAAGGCTGGGCGCCGTCGTTGCGTTGAGTTGCGCAGCGATGCGTTGCGACGCGGGACGATGCGCAGCGTAGCGGCGCGAAGCATAACAAGGGGGACGGCCGTTGGAAAAGCGCGCAATCCAAGTAGAAATCCGATCGGCGCGGGACAATCCGCGTCGGCTCGCCGGCTATGTCGCGACATTCGACAGCGAAGCGCGCGTCGGCGATTTCGTCGAGGTCATTCGGCCCGGCGCGTTCGCAGCGACGCTCGGCGCCGGCGCGGATATTCTCGCGCTGGTCGACCATGATCCTTCCCGAGTGCTCGGTCGCACGAAGAGCGGGACGCTGCGTCTGCATGAGGATCAACGCGGCCTGACCTTCACGATCGACGTTCCCGACACGACGCTCGGGCGCGATATCCTCGCGCTCGCCGAACGCGGCGACCTCGGCGGGATGTCCTTCGGATTTCGTGCCATCGACGAGTTTTGGAACGGAAATCGGCGCGAGCTGCGGGCCGTCGAGTTGAAGGAAATTTCCGTTGTAAGTGCATGGCCCGCCTACAGCGATACGAGCGTCGAGGCGCGGGCGAAACGCGCGCCGTCGTGGCGCGCGTTTGACAGATGGAGGTGAAAATGGCGACGACATTGAAGCAAACCGAAGCCGCGCCCGCGGCTTATCCCGCTGCGCCGGGCGGCCTCTCCGATGGCGCGCTGGCGCTCGACTCGGCGACGATCTGGCAGCGCCTCGAGGGATATTGCGGATATCGATGGTCGGCGCGCACTGTGATCTGGACGGCAGAGGGCCCGGGCGCATGGTTTCCGCCGCTCGCGCCGGCGACGATCGCGACGATTGAGCGCTGGGAGGCCGGGTCCTGGGTTGAGGACTCGACGCTCTCGGCCTCGCCCATGGGCGGCTATTGCCTTCAGCCTGCCACCTATCGTTTCACCGGGACCGTCGGGCCGGCGACGGCGGCGGCGCCCGCGCTCGTCCTGGAGGCCTATCGCCGGCTCGTCGAGCATCTGGCCCTCGCGAAGGTGAATTCGCAGCCGGGAATTCGGCAACAGACGATCGACGGCCTTATGTCGACGACCTACGACGCCGCAGCGCTCGGCCGCGCGCTGGACAGGTCCGGCGCGGCTGATTGCCTGCGGACCCTTCGGAGGGCCGCTTGATGCGCTGGAAATGGCCCTGGACGAAGACAGAGACCCGCAGCGTTTCGAGCGGCTTCACGGCCGAAGTCATGGCCGCGCGGGAGAGCTATATCAGCGGGCGCAGCGGCCTCGCCGAGCTGACGGCGACGGCGCAGAGCTGCGTCAGTCTGTGGGAGGGCGGCCTTTCGATCGCCGATGTCGTCGGAACGTCGCTGCTCGACCGGCGCACCATGGCGCTGGTCGGCCGTTCCCTGGCCCTGCGCGGCGAGGCGGTGTTTCTGATCCGGAATGGCCTCGTCCCCTGCTCAGATTGGGATTTGCGCACGCGGAACGGAATTCCGACCGCCTATCGGGTTTCGATCTCCGAAGCCGGCGGCGGGACGACACAGACGGCGCTCGCGGCCGAGGTCCTTCACTTTCGCATCGGAGCCGATGTAGCGACCCCCTGGCTGGGCTCGGCGCCGCTGCGGCGCGCCAGTCTCACGGCCGGCCTGCTCAACGCGCTCGAGGCGGCGCTCTCGGAGGTCTTCGAATTCGCCCCGCTGGGCTCTCAGATTGTCCCTTTCCCCGAATCGCCCGATGTGGACATGGAAGCCCTGGGGCGCGGCTTCCGGGGCCGGCGCGGGCGCGTAATGCTCCGGGAAAGCGTCGCCGTCGCGGCGGCAGGCGGGCCGGCGCCGGCGACGGACTGGCGCCCGAGCGATGTCTCGCCAGACCTTTCCCGCGCGATGACGGCCGAGACGCTCGCCGCGGCCCGTGAGGCGATCTCTGCCGCCTTCGGCGTGCTGCCGGGCCTTTTCTACAAGCAGACGACGGGTCCGTTGGTGCGTGAGGCGCAAAGGCACCTCGCGGCGTGGTGTCTTCAGCCGATCTGCGAATTGATCGCCGAGGAAGCGAGCATGAAGCTCGGCGGCGAGGTCCGGCTCGATTGCCTGCGGCCGACGCAAGCCTTCGACTCCGGCGGCGCGGCGCGGGCGCTCTCGACGCTCGTCGGGGCGATGGCGGAGGCGAAAGCGGCGGGCCTGCCGCCCGAGGCGCTGGCGGCGGCGTTCCGGCGCTTGGATTGGGAGCAATGACGCCGGGCCGCGCGCGCGCCGCTCTCGACCGCGCGCTGGCGCTCACTGGCGAGCCCTGCCGCCTCGAGCGCCTTCTCCCCAGCGGAGTGATACACGCCGTCGATGTGCTCGCCGCTGTGCGCGATTACACCGCCGTCGAGGTCGGGCAGAGCAACGGCGGGCTTCAGGCCGGATTTTCGAAGGTCATCATGTCGTCCAGCGAGATCGACGCGGCGGGATGGCCCGACCTCGTGACGCGCGCGACGCAGACGGCGGATGACCCGCGCATTCCGCGCCGCGGCGATCGGCTCGTGCATCAAGGCCGTGTCCGCATCGTACAATCCGCATGGGCTGCGCCGCGCGTCGAGGGCGAGCTCGTGCGCATCGAGCTTTCGATCAAATAGGAGCGCCGCACATGCTCATGGTGACGCCCGCCACGCTGGCCCGTCTTCGGGCGGAGACGAGAGCGCCTGTCAGCCTCGCGCCGATCAAGGCCGCGCCCTTCAAAAAGCTCGGGCGAGCGCGCCGAGAGGCGATCATCGAGAAGCTGGCCGGCATGATGCGCCGGGCCGAGCCGACGCCCTTCGCGATTGAGGGGCCAGCTCGGGCGGGCGTGCGGTCGGCGCTCTGCATGAGCGGATGGCCATGGGGCGCGGCTGACGTGGCGGCGGCGGATGTTGTCGAGACCGCGCTCGCCCGCGTCGGGGCCGAGCGGCCGAGCTGGAAAGCGGGCCAGCCGGAACACACACAACAGGCCGTCCTGCCGATCGAACGCGAGTTCTGCGTCCGCTGCGGAAAACGTCTGCACGATGGCGCACTGAAATACTGCGGAGACGTTTGCAAGAAAGCTGCGGCAGTTGATCAATTGGCGAGGCGATATGATGAAGAGAAGCGAGCGCGAGTCAAAGCATATCGAGCAACCTGGGTTGCGCGGCAGCCTGCGCGAGAATGCCCGTCGTGTGGACGATATTTTCAACCAAAGATGCTCGACGCCAAATATTGCTCGACCCGCTGCTATCAGGACGCTCGACGACTTGAGAGACGAAACATGCGCATGGTGTGCGAAGCCGTTCGAAGCGAAATCAGCGGTTCAGAAATACTGTAGCCTGCAATGCGGAATTGACGCCAGCCATGCGGCTATTTCAAAGACGCGCGCCGAGGCGCGATCGTCGCTGAAATGTGTCTGGTGTGGTTCAGTTATACTGAAAGCTGGCCGCAGCGATCAGAGGTATTGTAGCCTGTCATGTCGGAAGGACGCGAATTACGAGACCCGCGAAGGATGGCGGGCCGAGACCAGGGTCCGGCTCAACTGCGTCGATTGCGGCACGCTGATCGCCGGCGCCCACCGGTCCGACAAAAAGCTCTGCCCGACGTGCAAGAGGAAGCGCCGGCTCGCGAACCGCAAGGCGAACCGCGAGCGCACGAAGGCCGGCACGAACGGCAAGCGCGGGCGGAATCAGTTCACGGGATGACGGGCCAAATTTGGGCCGGCGGCACGGGCCGAGGTTATGAACGAAAATGTGCGCGGCTTCCGCCGGTTTCGAAAACGTAAACTAAATCAAGTGCTTGGAGGTTGTTACTGGCTCCCCGAGCAGGACTCGAACCTGCGACCCAGCGATTAACAGTCGCTTGCTCTACCGGCTGAGCTATCGGGGAACGGTGCCGGCATATAGCAAGCTCTAAGCGCTCTTGCCAAGCCCTGTTCTCGACCTTTCCGGATTTCCGTCCGGACTCTCCACAAGCCATTCAATCGGCAGGCGGAAAAAGCGCGAGTGTCGCTACTATGTCATTCTGAGACGGCAAGCCCGCCTCATTGCCCAAATGCTGGATCTTGAAGCCCGAGGCCGCCCGCGCGAAGCGGAAATGCTCGCGCCAGGGCGCTTCAGGCCGCTCCAGATAGGACGCCATATAGGCGCCGTGGAACACATCTCCGGCGCCCGACGTGTCGACGATTCGCTCCGCCGGCACCGGCAGGGAGGGGAGGCGCTGCACCTCTCCGCTCTCGTCGTACCAGAGCATCCCCCTCTCGCCATTGGTGACGCCGCCGATGCGGCAGCCCTTGCTCTTGAGAAAGGTCAGCATGTCCGCCTCCGACAGCGACATCTGCTCGCAGAGCCGCTCGGCGACGATGGCGACGTCGATGAACGCCAGGAGATCGGTGATGCCCGGCCGCAGCGCGCCGCCGTCGAGCGAGGTCAGCGCGCCCATCTCGCGGCAGGCGCGGGCGTAATGCAGGGCGGCGTCGGCCAGATGGCCGTCGCTGTGCAGGGCGCGCAGGCCGGCGGTGTCGAGACGCGGAAAGTCCTCGAGGAAATTGGCGTCCCGGGCGCGCAGAATCGCGCGCTTGCCCTCCTTGGGCAGGACGAAGGACAGCGACGAGCGCCGCACCCGGCGCGGATGCACGCGAACGCCATAGGTCGCCGCCATATCCATGAACATATGGCCGAGCCAGTCGGGCGCGAGCTGGGTCAAGAGCTCGACGCCGTCGCCGACCAGCTTGGCGCAGGCGAAGGCGGCGGTCACCGCATTGCCGCCGAAGGAGACGGCGTAATCCTCCGCCACATCCTTCTCGTCGCCCTTGGGCATGACATGCGTGCGCATGGTCACGTCGATATAGGAGTGCCCGATGAACAGAGATTGCAA